ATTGTACATGGAATATTGTATATTGGAATTATCCTAAGGAGTTTCACCTCTTTGGATAGATGTAGTACACACCCAAATCCTCTAGGTGTCTCCCTTAGCAAGGCTAATATACAAATCCTTCACTTGTATTAAAGTATATGAAGAGACAATAATTCAATAAGTTGGTTCTCGAATTAAGTCGGTTTATTGACATATAAGAAAACCAAAGTTTTTATGCAGTAAGCATTGCCTTAACCCTTACAATCTATAAGCAGAGTATTACAGGATCATAACAAAGTAAAATTATCCTTACCAAACCTGGAGAGTCTCGTACACCCTCGACGCAGCGAGTAGTGAAGAGCTCCCGTACAATTTATTTAGGATCTTATATACTAATTCTAACATTGTTGTATCTATTATTACTTATACACTGTAGATTCCTAAACATTATCCATAGTGGATACAAAATTATATTGGGAACAAAACTATCAGTGTTAAGGAAAGACTCGATCTTACATTACCTTCCCACTGATAGCTTAGAGGTGCTTGTCTTCATTACAGTAGATTTATTTGTCACTCTATGCGATGAGCCACACACCTCTTACCTTAATCCTTACATCTTAACCTATATAATGTTTACCTATGAGTAATAAAAACATTATGCAATATAACACGTTCTTGGGCGGGTGAGGATTCGAACTNACACACATTGCCCCTACAGTTCTCCTTCAGGAGGAATGGTACTGAAAGCAATGTTGCCTCAGCAAACAGAGCCATTTCCTCTCTAGGGATTATACAGGCTGTTTATACCAAGTTATCTCTTCTTACACTACTTCCTAAGAATTACATCATTTGTTTATATAGCAGTTTCAAATTAGCTAATAGCGTAAACGTAGCCAAGTAATTTTTTTCTATTCCTACTGAATAAGCAGCTGGCTGACTTTCACCACTGTGGTTACTTAAAAGGGTCCATCTGAGTCACTGCCTGAATCATAGAACGGGTTAGAGTTGCCTTTTTCCCATCGGCATTTGATTTCATCTTGAGTTAGTTCTTTCAAGGTTTTAACTGTTCTCATACTAACATAATCATCTCCATCTGAAGTGATTACTTTCCACTTATAGGGCAGTGCTCTTGTAACCCACTTTTGGATATCAGAGGGAGTAGCGAATGGTGACAAAGCAAGGACTTTATGCCTCTCTGTCCAAGTACGACGATGAGGAGCAGGACTGTTGGGGAAACATTCTTCTTCTCCCTCACTTCTATAATATTCCTCATCCTTCCCTAGGGTACTAGTGGTTTTCCACCACACCCTCTCCTCGCTACTTCCTCTCTGAGGTCCATAAGCTTCTATGGCCATGTGATATCCATTAGCAACATGACCTTCTCCAATTCTAGCATTAGTCAAATCACACATAAGGGCTCTATGAAAATTTAGAGCTTTCCATCCTAGAGCCTGATCTGAAAGATTTGCAGCTTTAGTTTCTCTTTTTACTTGATAAGCATATTGGAGCCATGGATCACCTTTGTCTTTATAAGGGTTCACTTTTCCCTTTCTCATAGCAAAGAGGTCTACTCTCTTAAATTCTGAGACCCCATCTTTATGACCATGTCCTAGTCTGCATAGCCAACTTTTCATTTCCTGTTTTTGATTAATGTTACCTTCATAGATAACCTTGAAGCAAAGTGCTGCACTACACCATACATCAGGTTCTGATTCAATATCATACATTTCTTCTTCTGAACCATGAAACCAATTAGCCCAAGGATCCACAGCCTGACATACAGTGAGTACAACAAAGTTCTTATAAAACTGTATGGTCACCTGGCCCAGTGGGGGGACCCATATACGAGTCCCCATATACCTCTTCCCAGAAGGGTCCTCCAGACATGTGAATTGCCAAACTCTGGGAATTTTCTCGTTGTTCTGAGAGTACTTGTAATATTGCAGCAGGATCCCATACAGGGTCGGTGCATAGTGATCCTGGCTGAACGGCCAAGGGGTCACTACTGGAAGCACAGGGCTCATTGCTGATGGATCCCGGCCGGGGTCGTTTCGGCCGAGGCTTGTAATTCCTTTCAAATGCTTTACACCGAAGGACAGGATCGTGCCTAGGTCTTGGTTTTGGACCTTCTTGTTTACTAGGAGAAGGTTTGATAAAACAACAGTTTTTCTCATGTTTCTTCATCATAAAAACTGCAGATCCAACTACACCTCTAAGGCGATTAAATTTCACCCAGACACCAACATCAGCATTATAAGTAACAGGCATAGGTTCATGTATAATGGCACTACAATATATACAGGTATAACTAACAATGAAACATTTTGGATTAGTTTCTGACTGGTCCCAAGATATTTCAAAAGGCATATTGAGTATCTCTATTACTTTCTCAGCACTATAGAGTCCATGCAATATGAATTTAGAGCAGATAGACTTACTCATTTCTTCAGGAGTAGGTATCCAATTATGAAGTTTAAGATTCTGAGGATTCTTATCCTCAATTTCTTTATAAGCATGGAAGGTAATCATCTTGGCTCCTCTCTTGGTGTTTTTTCTGGATCTTCTGGATACCTCTTCGGTATCAGAAAGAGTGTCTTCACCCTCTCCTGCAGCTTCAGGACCAACAAGCTCACTCAGAGTTTGCAGATCCTGAACCCCGGAGGTTGAGGCTACTGACTCTTCTTCTTCATAGGTATCCATCTTAGAATCTTAAAAATAAGGATAACCAAAATAATGATACCTATTCCTATCAAAATAGGTTTTAGGTATCCTAGGATACTAAAGGCAGTACCAAACAGCCCTTGGGCAGCCCCAGTTAAGAAGTTACCAATTCCTTTGAGAGCAGAAGCAGCAGCAGGCCAGACGTCTTCAGTTGCAGCAGCAAGCTGTCGAATCCAAGCTGGAGTATCTCCTTCGTGGATGTCCAGCCGAAGTAACTCTGCTTTAGCTCTCTCCAGTTGATCTTTTATACTTTCCCCAGAGGAAGTAACTTCTATTTTTATTCCTTTGATTTTTGCAATAATTCCAACCAAATGAGGCAATCGCAGCTGTAAATGAGGCAGCTGAGGTTCCAAGCTTGTCTTTTCTTCAGCAACCAGTGGTTTTTTAAAGGTCACTCCAAAACACTGTGTCGTCTCATTAACAGTCACCACACTTGGAACATATGGTGGTATTTGACAGTCTGTTGAGCTGGCAAGAACTAAATAGCTTCCGCTTTTCAAGGGACTAATTTGCACATGTGGTTCTTTCACAGGCTCAGCCCAGACAGGGCAGTCACTACTGTCTGAACTATTACCACAGGGTTGCACTATCTTTACCACATCACAAATCACATAATCTAGCCTTCTGCATTCTTCTAGATGCAAATATAAGGTATTAGAACATTCCCTATTGATTATTTCATAGGGATGACTTACAGTCACATGAGTAAGTTGTCCAGCAGATTTAATTAGATGACCTATATTGACTACTTGCCAATTATTTAAGTAAATATGCCTTGGAATAATTAACTCATAATATAGTCCTATTTCCCATGCAGTTGCAGTAAGTGAGTTGTAAGTCTGTTTAACATAGTAAACTAGACTTCTGGCAGTTCTTTTAATAACTTTCATTTCATCATCTGATTTTTGTAGCTGAGTTTGAAGCCAACTGCTAGACATGTAAGTCCAATCTATTCTTCTTTCCATTAGCATAGTTCTCAGATGATTTAGATGAGTATGAACATGTTGAACAGCAAACATTCCTTCCATTATTGATATATCATGAAGAGTTGCTTCCATTAATGTCACTATATGATCTCTAAGTAGGTAAATTCCTTGTTGTAAGTTCTGATCGTTTATATCAGAAATTTGGGCTAATGTTTGAACTGCCCCTGTTAGAGCATACCCCATGGATCTTAGCTTAGAATAGTTATTATTAACTTCTCTTTTTCTTCTTTGATTTATATTACATCCTTGATATTGATCTCGAGTAATATTAGGATAAGTTGGAGGGAACTTTGGATCAATGAGGCCTACAAAAGCTCTTGCATTAGGCATTTCATTTACAGGTTTTCCAGTATAATTAAGAAAATTCTTCAAAGAGAATAAGACTGAGTCTATTCCATGAATTTTTGAGGCCAACTTACATTCTTGATATAGAGAATATACTTCATAGTCTTGTTGTCGTATTACTGTTGATTCTATACATTGGGGTCCAGGAAAATTTTTCATATAAGAAAGGAACCCGAAGTCAAATAAAGCCTCAGGATTAGAATACTCAGGATAATAAAGACATCTGGTATGATCAGAAGTTAAACATTTAACTTCTTCTTTTCCTTCTTTATATCTCCATAGTCGACAGGAATAAGGGTGATCATTAAATCGCCTATGTGGAAAATCTTTACACTCAGGAACAGTTTCATTTATATTATACCTTGTAATATTACAATCTCCTTCCCATAAGGAAAAGGTGTAATATGTTTTGTTTAACAATAAAACCATCTCTGGTCTACTACAAACATCTAACACACTAATGTTTCTGAATAACCTATTTAATCCTCCTTTTGCCCATTCGTATGGCAAGGCCCTATTTTTTAACTTATTCCCTATAGTTAAATTAGATAGTCTTTTAGTAAGTTCATTTTCATTTTGTAATATAGAATTTTGTAAATTATACCATTTAGAATATAATACATCTGAGCAAAATAATATGTGAGTATTATTCATATTCCTTAACCTTTTTGGAATATAGTAACTTCCTATCCGAGCCTTACCATATAATTTGGATGACGTCCAATTGGCAGGTCTAATGTTCTCTATTTTAGCATAATAATCCCATATAGCTTGATAGGGATAAAAGCTAACATCAGCCAATCCAGGTAAAGGACATTGATCTACGATAAGTCCTTCATTAGGCCATGGTTGAGGAGTCTTATATTTTACTAAATAACAATGAGCAAATTCCTGATAACATTTCCTATGTATATATTGTTCTTGGTCTCGTGGATCCCCCAAAGGAATTTCAAAATCAATCATCACATCAGAAAGACTTTGCATTTCCTCATTTATCATCTCTGTTAATAGGACTTTAGTTTCTTGACTTAAGTTAGCAGAATTTGCAACATTTTCAGAATTAATCATTAACACTTGTGAGAGGCCTAGAACCCTCTCCGTGTGTATTATAGGCTCAGGATGAGGTTGATAGAACACTCCTTGAGGTATACTAGTCATATTTACTTCTACATATTTTGGCACTGGATGTTGCGCCCTTAAAGCCCTAGCAATCCTTCTTAATTGCAAGGGTTGATATACAGCTCTTTGTGTTACATTCCAGTCAATGACTGGACCCAAAACCTGTATATCCTTATTCCATTGAATCCTAGACAATGTAATAAAACAAGATACTATTATTATGATAAACAAAATACATGCCAGCAACATCCATGCCAACACTCTGGAACTTGTAGCACAACAAGTATACAAAAAATATTTAACTCTATCCATTCTTGTAGGGATCACATCTTCATTCTGAATTTCCAGGATAATCTGTTCCTTTTGTTCTTCAGTTACTAAAGTAGAATTTTGTAGAGCCTGATGAGCTTGATGCATCTTATTCCAGATGATCCATTGTTGAAGAGACATTGGAGGTGCCATCCTGATGTGGAGTAAGCTTAAGATTATCAATACTCACGGTTCTATTGTTGCCAAGATGGTCCACAATTACCACAGTTCTTTCATTAAGAATGTCCACAATTCTTGATGGTTTATGCCACCGAGGTCTAAGAGAAGCCGGGCGAGGTACCCTCTCCTGGACAATTTGGCCACCAATAGGAGACCAGGAACGAGTGGAGGCAGGAGGGGTGGATGGTTGGTGTAATGAACTCCTAATTTCCTGTAGAAGAGAGAGTTCTTCTTCTCGAGTTAAATCAAGGGTATCTTGATTTGCAAATGGTGTATTGGAGTCTATACCAAATAAAAGTTGATGTGGAGTATGTTTCAGTGATGGACTATATGAATTATTTAATGCTAATTGTACAACAGGTAATAAGTCATACCACTTTGTAGGTCGTCCTACCAACAGTTTCGTCAAGAGTCGTTTTATATCACTATTTTTCCTTTCCACCTTCCCACTACTTTGAGGGTGGTAAGGAGTACTGAATTCCAATTGTATACCTCTTTCTTTTGCCCAATCAGCAAAAGTGGAAGAGGTGAATGCTGCACCTTGATCAGAGTGTATCACCTTTGGAACTGCAATACTAGTGAGTACATTGAGAGCCTTGACAGTTGCGTTGGTAGTAGGAGCCTTAGTGGGGTATAACCATGTGAACCCAGTCATACTATCAACAACTACAAGAACATGCAAATATCCATTAGAGGGTGGTAAAGGTCCAATATAATCAATGAAAAATTTATCAAAAGGCTTCAAAGGCCTTGTAGGCCGCAAAATAGGGCCTGAGGTTTGGTTAAAAGCGTTCGTGACTAAACACTGTTGACAGCGTCCCAGCTGTCTAACCACATCCTTCCTCATATTAGGCCACCAATATAGGTTAGCAATTTTTAAAAGAGTAGCTTCTCTACCAGTATGAGCCAAATTGTGAGCTTTTTGTACAATACCGGCTCTTTCTAAAGAGGGAGGAATTATTTTGGTTCCTTCAGGTCTATTAACTTTTACTTTGCCATCTTCCATATAATATGTATATTGTTTAGGATACCCTTTAGGATATTTGCCTTGTATTAAATGATCCAACTCTGCATCCAGGTTTGGTTTTTTATCATTATTATTAACAACATAACTTCCTTGGGTGGCAAGCTTATCTGCAAGGGCATTACCTTCAGTATGTATGCTAGTATATATAGGTTGATGCCCTCTTTCATGTTGAATGGTTATGTCTGGTTTTAAAGATAGGCATTCAGCAATGGATTTCCATTTAGATACATGTTTCAAAGGTTTCTTTTTATTATTCACAAAACCATTAGATTTCCAGTAAGGTAGTTCTTTATTAGTACTTTCAGCTACGTAAAAGCTGTCAGTAATGATTAAAACAGGACCTGTTATTTTAAGGGCCTTCTTACAGGCAAATTCAACAGCTGCAATTTCTGCCATCTGTGCTGTATGATTACCTAATGGAATAGACCATTGATTTATAACTTGTAGTTCAGGAGAAAATTTTACTTGTACAATTCCCATTCCAGCATTATGACTCTTAGTAGGATCTGGGCTACGAATAGCCGAGCCGTCAGTATAAAATACACTATTATATTGTGAAGGGTGTATCATTATTTTACTACTGTTTTCAGTGAGAACATCAGGAATGTTTTTCAATTCTGGCAAGGTTTTATCATAATGAAATTGGATTCGTGGATCTTCTAAGTAAGTCATCCACGTAATCCATCTAATAGGTAGAGCTTTTCTTTCTGGTATTGGGGTTTTCTGAATTTTTGTCATAGAGACTACAGGACTATACACAAGGATTTCTTGTCCCATTGCCAAATCCATGGCTTTAATAAGGGCCTTATGCATAGTTGTTAATAATTTTTCTAATAAAGTAAATTTTAGTTCAGCTTTAGAAAATACATAATTTAAATACATTATAGGCTTTTTTCCAGTTTCATTATAATATCTAACATATCCTGCTGAAGGGGAGGTATTAACCTTAATTATTAAACGTTTCTCAGGAATTCTTTCTTCTAAATTGTCAGCATTATTTAATGCTTTTATAATAGTTTGTAATTGCACAGTATTTTCATTTGACCATTCAATATATTTTCCTTTTGCACTGGAGATTAGAGAATATAATGGTTTAACTAGCTCAGCAAAGTTAAGTATAAAATTTCTAGCAAAATTTAATAATCCAAGTATACTCTGCAATTGTTTTAAATCCTTTGGAGGTGTGATATCTAACAATTTAGCTTTAAAGGCCTCAGTTAAGCCTCTCCCTTCCTTAGTGATATTAAATCCTAAAAATTCAACAGTTTTTTGAGCAACTTCAGATTTCTTTAATGACACAACATAACCTGCTTGTAACAAAATTTGAAACACTTTTTCTAATTGATCAAGATGTTCTTGAGGATCGTCATGACTTAAATATATATCATCTACATAGGCTTGTACATTGGAAATTTCCTTTAATAGGTCAACCACATCTGCAGTAAATAAAGCTGGACTATTGAGGAACCCTTGAGGAAGCCTAGTCCAACAATATTGTTTACCTTGCCATATAAAGGCAGTTAACCAGTAGGATTCGGGGGTTATAGGATGGGCCCAGAATCCATTGGCCAAAACTAAAGTAGTTTTGTATTTTTTCCTCACAATAGTAGCTAAAATACCGGCAGAATGTTGATTTTGAGCAGCTATTAAGGGAATGGTTTTGTTTACTTCTCTATAATCCAGTACCATTCCCCATCTTCCATCAGGCTTAGGAATTGGATAAACAGGCGTATTCATAGTACTATTCTGTTGTACTAATACACCTTGTTTTAATAAATCATCAATTACTACCTGAATACTAGACCTTGCTTTAGGATTAATAGGATATTGTTTTTGTGGACGAGGAGGATAGTCACCAGTTGCTATGTTATGTGGTCTAATTTTCCTATGGCACACTTGATTTTCCCAATGCTGCCACAAATTATCATACTTCAAAAATAATGTCTGTAATTGTTTTTTAAATTCTTCTGATAGGGCAGTCTTCTCTAAAATTCTTGATTGATAATCCTGTAAAGGTACCAATATTGTTAATTGTAATGGCTTTTGCACTAGCCAGGGTACATCCATGGGAGATAATAAAATATAATCATAAGGGGAAGCAATAACTTCTGCTTCCACCTTTCTTCCATTAACCTTGAAAGTCAAATAATACACTTTTTGCTCCTTTTGTCCATGGATGGTTTTAATAATAGTTTTTTTGATTGGTGTTTCTTCTTCTAGGAAACTTTCTGGTATACAAGTAATTGATGCACCAGAGTCCCAATGGGCAATCAGCTTATTCCCCTTGACTTCCGCTTGTAGGGGCTGAAGCAACTGTAGAGGATTCATCAGTCGTGGAGGACGTGACAGCTTGGGTTACTGTGTTGACAGTGTGTGAATCACCAGAGCCTGACGGTCTTTGGTTTCGATTTTGATTTCCTCTTCCTCCTCGGCTTGCCCCAGATCTTGGAGCTCGTGACTGATCGCCACGTACTCCTTGACCCGTTTGGGCTTGCCTAGGATTCTGAGTACTAGATTCAGTCTGTCTATTAGTTTGAGTATTATCACTCCACCTTCGGCCACGTCCTCCTCCGTATCTTGCCGGCTGGTAAGTACGGGGACGTAGATTATATCCTCTTTGATTGCTATTAGATTGCCCTTGATTTTGACTCGAGGGATTATTATCTTGTAGATTTCCGTCTGACCTTTGCCGTCCTCGGCCTGCACCAGGAGCACTTTGGGATTGTCTGCTTATCCCACGTCCTCTTCCTCTTGTGGGACGAGGCGTAGAATTAGCGCCAGTCCTAATGCTCTGACCACGTGCATTAAGGCCTAGAATTTCATAGACAGCATTCGGATGTTGTATAAAAGTGTCAGATCTTGTTTGGTCATCTACTTCTTGATCAAGACGTTGTTGTATAGCTGTCACTACTGCCTGTCCTGGAAGAAATCCCCTAATAATACCATATACTAGGGGAAAATTTTGCCCCGATAACATCATTCCTAAAGTATATCCTGTTGCTACTCCTTCTTGATCCACTATTCCTTTAATTACATTTCCTAATTGATGCATAGGATAAGTTCCATGTGTCCTTATAAATAGAGTAGCAACGGCAGAATCCCAAGTAGCACATTCAGTGGGTGTCAGTGCCAAGCCAAGATTGCCCCCAATAATAGCATTAATCACACGACATCGAACTTCAGGGGAATTCACAGGAAAAACTCCCTCAATGGCTGGGGCATTTCGTCCTAGCCATATTGGGATTTCTCGCGGATTCCGTGGTGGCTCTCCAGTAACAGCTCGTATGTGCTGAATCGGTATAACTGTGTTTACAGAAGGAGGAAATACAGGGGGCGGCACTGGCACATATTGAATCAGCGGAGGAGCACTTGGTTGGGTTTCCACAGCTGGTCGTTCTCTAGACGCTGACCGAGGTCTTGGTACAGAGTCTATTTGAAAGGGATTACTGGGATGAAAAGAGACTCTAGGTTGAGACGGTCCAGGGATCACTGATTGATCTAAATCATTCCCCAATGACCAGGGTCTCTGTCCTGGTGTGGAAGATGCTTGTGGAGGAGAAGGAGCACTAGGAAAAATTCCTGGCGCTGGTGGCAAACTTGGTAACCCTGCATAACTGCTAACAGGTGGTCGTGGTATAGGTGCTCCTGGGGACATGCCCCCTCGTCTTACAGAAGAGTTTTCTGCCAATTGCCTTCTCAAGGCTCTAACTTCTACTTCTTGTAACTCTAAAATATTAATTAATTGTATTCCTATCTCACTCTGTACGTTTAGTACATCTTCTAGCTCATCTCTAGTCATATGAGCAGTCTCAGCCATAGTAACAGGTCTATATGAAAGACTATATGGATCTCCTTGTATGTAATGTCCATTAGCAAGGGGCCCGTACCTAAGAGCTCCTTCAGGCAAATCTAACTCCAGAAAGGCCAATCTCAACTCGGCCAAAGTCCCAGATATTACAAACTGTGTTCTAGGATTCACAGCTCTGGGAACTACTTCATAACGTGGTTGCTGTAAAGGTTCCCCGTCGTCATCCTGTAATATTAACCGGGTCATTTGAAACCTTTCCATTTGTCCCCACCATCCTTCGGTCATACGAAGGCCTATGATTTCTTGATGCATAGGATTTCGAGGGATATGTCTTTCTCTTAATATATCAACCAGAGCTTCAACATCAAGTAGATATTCTTCAACATTACTATTAGAGGCCATTTTATAGGCTCAAGATTATTCCTCCCGCTATGCTCGGAGGTCCCTAGGGAAATATCAGTCAATCCGACTTATATTCGAGCCCCACGTTGGGCGCCAATTGTACATGGAATATTGTATATTGGAATTATCCTAAGGAGTTTCACCTCTTTGGATAGATGTAGTACACACCCAAATCCTCTAGGTGTCTCCCTTAGCAAGGCTAATATACAAATCCTTCACTTGTATTAAAGTATATGAAGAGACAATAATTCAATAAGTTGGTTCTCGAATTAAGTCGGTTTATTGACATATAAGAAAACCAAAGTTTTTATGCAGTAAGCATTGCCTTAACCCTTACAATCTATAAGCAGAGTATTACAGGATCATAACAAAGTAAAATTATCCTTACCAAACCTGGAGAGTCTCGTACACCCTCGACGCAGCGAGTAGTGAAGAGCTCCCGTACAATTTATTTAGGATCTTATATACTAATTCTAACATTGTTGTATCTATTATTACTTATACACTGTAGATTCCTAAACATTATCCATAGTGGATACAAAATTATATTGGGAACAAAACTATCAGTGTTAAGGAAAGACTCGATCTTACATTACCTTCCCACTGATAGCTTAGAGGTGCTTGTCTTCATTACAGTAGATTTATTTGTCACTCTATGCGATGAGCCACACACCTCTTACCTTAATCCTTACATCTTAACCTATATAATGTTTACCTATGAGTAATAAAAACATTATGCAATATAACACGTTCTTGGGCGGGTGAGGATTCGAACTNACACACATTGCCCCTACAGTTCTCCTTCAGGAGGAATGGTACTGAAAGCAATGTTGCCTCAGCAAACAGAGCCATTTCCTCTCTAGGGATTATACAGGCTGTTTATACCAAGTTATCTCTTCTTACACTACTTCCTAAGAATTACATCATTTGTTTATATAGCAGTTTCAAATTAGCTAATAGCGTAAACGTAGCCAAGTAATTTTTTTCTATTCCTACTGAATAAGCAGCTGGCTGACTTTCACCACTGTGGTTACTTAAAAGGGTCCATCTGAGTCACTGCCTGAATCATAGAACGGGTTAGAGTTGCCTTTTTCCCATCGGCATTTGATTTCATCTTGAGTTAGTTCTTTCAAGGTTTTAACTGTTCTCATACTAACATAATCATCTCCATCTGAAGTGATTACTTTCCACTTATAGGGCAGTGCTCTTGTAACCCACTTTTGGATATCAGAGGGAGTAGCGAATGGTGACAAAGCAAGGACTTTATGCCTCTCTGTCCAAGTACGACGATGAGGAGCAGGACTGTTGGGGAAACATTCTTCTTCTCCCTCACTTCTATAATATTCCTCATCCTTCCCTAGGGTACTAGTGGTTTTCCA